TTTAAGATATCATAATTGGGATTTAAGATTTGAAACTCGGAATCAAGGTCCATGGAAATCAAATCCATATGATGAATTATTATTTCGTTATAAAAATGCTTTTAATGATTTAAATAAGAAATTTTCCAAAGTATCTATTATTAAATTTATATTAGGATTCCCTATTTCAAATTTTAAATCTATAAATACATTTTTTGATAAAACATTTCAATGGGCTATGAAACGAGAAAGCTTTAAGAAAATAGTTTCAACAAAAGATATATTAGATGAACGAAGAAAATTAATCCAAAAAGAATATCAAAAATGTATGAAATCAGTTCATTTTCCTAAAGATTTCTTAACGACTTTTATATCAACATATAAATCATTAAAAGATACTGATTACACATTGATATTTACAGATTTTTATATGTTATGTCGTATGTTTATGAAATTTGATTCATCTTCTAAGAAAAAAACTCCTAAACGATGTCCTGTCCAAGGTAAATCTAATTATCAAACTTCTCAATATTTAATTGTTTATGCTGGAGATATGCATATTCAAAATATTATTGTATTTCTTGAAAGGATGTTTCAGTGTAAACCTGTGTATACAACTCGCTTTTCTAAATCGAGTAATCTTGAAAATAAAATAATCTCTTTACAAAGTATCAAGGATAGTAAAGGTAGAAAATTAAAAGATATTACTGCTATTGATGATTTATTCACTGATTTTTATTAAATACTATAATGTATATATATATATTATTAATGTCTAATTCACCTGAATATTTTTGTCGTCATCCTGATTGTGAGGGTACAATGATTGGATCATTCAGAACAATGTTCCAAAGGAATGTTCATCAAATATAATCTAATTATTAAAGAAATAAATTTAAAAAGAAATAGTATATTCTTTACTAAATGATAGTACGGAATATTTTATCTCATTCTTTGAAAAGAAGGTTGATTCATACTAATTCGTGTTTGAATCAATCTCCTACTATTTTTTATAATTTATCTTATTCAGAATTATTTACTCATGAATCAATGAATAATGAAGGTGAAATTATGAAATTAAATAATGATGAAATATATTCTATTGATACTGGGAAATTTACAGGGAGATCACCTAAAGATAAATGGATTGTTAAGAATATAAATTCAGAATCAGAAAAGAATATTTGGTGGGGTGATGTGAATCAACCTCTTTCATCTGAAATTTTTGATACTTTGTATGAAAAAGCAAAACATCATTTTGATTCATTAGATAATTATTATGTTTATGATGGATATTGTGGTTCCAATCCTAAAAGTCAAAAAAAAGTAAGATTTATTCATGAATTAGCGTGGCAACAACATTTCGTTAAAAATATGTTTATTGAATCTGAGAAACAAACGACTATAGAAAATTTTAATCCTGATTTTACAATTATGAATGCTTGTTCAATAATCAATGAGGAATGGAAACAACATAATTTAAATTCAGAAGTAGCAATTGCATTTAATATTGAGAAGAAACTTGGAATTATACTTGGTACATGGTATGGTGGTGAAAATAAAAAGGGTATGTTTAGTTTAATGAATTATTGGTTACCCTTAAATAATATTATGTCAATGCATTGTTCAGCTAATATTGGTGAGGATGGAGATACAGCATTATTTTTCGGATTAAGTGGTACAGGGAAAACAACATTATCAGTTGATTCAAAGAGACAATTAATTGGAGATGATGAACACGGGTGGGATGATGATGGTATATTTAATTTAGAAGGTGGATGTTATGCGAAAACAATAAATTTATCTGAAAAGAATGAACCATTTATTTACAAAGCGATTCGTAAGAATGCATTATTAGAAAATGTTTCTCAAGAAAATCAAGTTCCTGATTTTTATAATACATCAAAAACTGAAAATGGAAGGGTAAGTTATCCTATTGATCATATTGATACTTATTATCAACCTCAAATAGGAGATCATCCTAAAAATATAATATTTTTAACATGTGATGCGTTCGGTGTATTACCCCCGCTTTCAAAATTAAATTCAGGTCAAGCGATGTATTATTTTCTAAATGGATATACAGCAAAAGTAGCAGGGACAGAACGAGGTATAAATGGAGTTGAAGCAACTTTTTCATCTTGTTTTGGAGAAGCTTTTTTAACTTTACATCCTTTACACTATGCTGAATTATTCCAAAAGAAGATAGATAAACATCAGTCTAATATATATTTAGTAAATACTGGGTGGACACGTGGTTCTTATGGTAATGGTACTCGTATTAGTATTCAAGATACTCGCAATTGTATTCATTCTATTTTTTCAGGTGAAATTGAATCTACTGAATTAAAGGAAGATAAAATATTTGGATTGAAATTTCCGGTAGAATTATCTACTGTATCGAAAGAAATATGTAATCCTATTGAAACATGGGACAATAAAGAAGAATATTATAAAACATCATTGAAATTAGCTGAAATGTTTCATGAGAATTATAAAAAATATATCAGTCCAAATTTTACTGATTATAGTCAATATGGACCTAAAATATGGAAAGGTGGTTGGACTAGATAAAATTATGAATAAAAGATATCTAAATCACACCACAGGGATAAATTACTATTTTTAGTTAATAAAATATTATAGATAGATGATTTATTAATTTTACTTTTTTCAGCGATATATAATGCGACGATGAAAGGAGAAATACTTTTTCCATCGTAGCAACATATTAAGATATTATGATCATTCATATTATCATCAATGAATTGAATAATTTTTTGTTTATTTTGTTTTAATAGATGAATATCAGTATCACTATTAGGAGTTGATGAGAAAGGTAATCTTATTTTTTGGATCGAATCTAAGTTCGGAAAATCAAATAATTGAGTACAATTAAGAATAATAGTTATATCATTATCTTTCATAAAATTAGTTGAATTTAATACATCTGAATCACCAATCCAAACTCCAGATAATAATTCACAAGTGAACATAAATTTGATTTTATAAAATAATTAAATAAAATTACTTAAACATAAATTTAATTAATTGTAACGATTTATGGATTCTAATTTTGATAATTATTTTGATGAATTAGATAATTTAGACAATGATAAAAAACAAGAAACAAAATGTTGTGATGACCAAGGTAATTATATGATTGATGAAGGTATAATTACATGTCGTAAATGTAATAATACTATTAGTAATATTATAGATTCTCCTGAATGGAGATTTTATGGCGACAATGGTAAAAACCCTACTAGATGTGGTATGCCCGTAAATGTATTATTACCCGGATCATCTTTGGGCACAACTATTTCTGGGCATAATAGTAGTATTGCAATGAATAAAATAAATATGTATCAAAAATGGAATTCAATGCCTTATAAGGAGCGAAGTCTTTATAAGGTATTTACTGAAATTGAAAATAAATGTGATCAAAATAATTTGCCGAAAATTATTAGTACAACTTCTAAATCTTTGTATCGTGTAATATCAGAAACTAAAATATCACGAGGTTCCAATCGTAAAGGGATAATCGCCGCAAGTGTTTACTATGCGTGTAAAGAATGTTCAGTTCCACGATCTACAAAAGAATTAGCTCATATCTTTGATATTGATTCTAAAGTAATGACAAAAGGATGTAAGAATTTTACTGAAATTATGCGGATGAGTACTTATGATAAATCAAGAGTTCAATCTCATAAAAGTATAAGATTAGATGATTTTATTGAACGTTTTAGTCATAAATTATCCTTAGATAAAGATGATATCTGTCATATCTTAAGAATATCAAATTTATGTCAAGAAATGGGTATTAATAATGATAATACTCCACCTGCTATGGCTTCTGGATGTATATATTTATATATAACTCGTATGAAAATGAAAATCTCAAAAAAGGAAATTTCCGATATTTGTAAAATATCAGAAGTCACGATTAATAAGTGTTATAAGAAATTAGAAAATATTCCTGAAATCACAGAATGTTGTCAACATTTTACAATAGATAAGTCTTAACAATATAAAATATAACACCAATGAATAAAGCTTTAATAAAGACTGCTTGCATATTTAAAGAACCACCTTCTGTAACAAACATGGATTGAGATTTAAATAGATTATCAACCTGTTCGATATTAAAAATAACACACAATAAGATTACAGTCATAATATTTTTTGCTTCATTCTTAATATTTTCAAGAATTGTATTTTCACCCTCTCCTTGAATAATATTTTGTTTTTGTTGATTCATCTGCTGCTGAGCCATTTGTTGCTGTTGTGCCATTTGTTGTTGGGCCATCTGCTGTTGTCTCATTGCCATTTGCTGTTGTTGAATCATTTTAATTTGTTCAGGTGAAGGTTGTCCCTGTTGTGGACCTCCTTGTCCTCCTTGTGGGCCAGTCCCTGGGCCAGGTCCTCCTTGTGGGCCCGGTCCTGAACCAGGTCCTCCTTGTGGGCCCGCCCCCCCTTGTCTAGGAGCTCCTGTATTATTAATATCATTAAGAATAGAATCTACAAGACGAGAATCTTCTTCGCTAATACCACCTGATAAATTTCCAATAGAGGTTTCCTGTGACATTTATTTTTATACTTCTTAAAATAATATTATGTATAAGATTAAACGTATTTAACTTTGTATAATATGAAAATCGTTACAATATTCAAAAGCTTGATGAACAATTAATATTCCTAAAAGTATTGATATAATATATTTTAAGTTCATTTATTATTTATTTTATTTATTATTTATTTTATTTTTTATTTTATTTTTTTTGTTGAATAGTATTATAATGAATCGTTTATTATTATTTTCAATAGTATTAGTTTTATTTATTTTTTATGGAGGGAAGAACGTTCCTAAAGTCATGAAAGATAATAAAGAAATATTATTAGGTGTTGTTGGTGGTTTGGTATTATGTTCTTTCTTAGGAATGAATTTAGAAGGGGTGCAGACTGGGTCAGGGGGGGAGCCGGAAACTCTCGACTGCGAAAAATGTATTGTTCGCGCCCTGAGGGAACCGCAAGGAAGTGTAATGGGTATATTCCGATGTATTATGGGGGATCCGGAATCACAAACACCACCATCATGTTCTATAGACGACGATGCTCTGAAAAACTGCAGGTGCGATGGGTCGGTAGGGTGCCCAGCTGTGACCACGGAAACCCCTAATCCTTCACAGGATGCTTGCGAACAAGCGGAAGAAATGGCCAGAGAAGCCTCCGCTGGCGACACCGTAGCGCCTGCCGGCGGACAAACATGTCAGGGTTGTGTCGAGCCTTACGTACTCGCC